CGAAGGTGCTCGAGGGCGTACGCGCGATCGTCAAGAGCTCGATCCATGAGGCCCTCTTCAGCGTGACGTTGACGAAGGCGGAGTTCGACGCCCGCATCGCGAAACCGTTCGGCGGCTTCGCCGACTTCGGCGCATGCGTCGCCTCGATGCGGGAGCAGGGGCACGACGAGGAGGGCGCGCACCGGATCTGCGGGTCGCTTCAGGCCGACACGGAGAAGCACGAGCGAACGGTCAAGCTAGCAAAGGCCGACCCGATGGTGCCGGCCGTTCCGGCGCAGTCGGGCGCCGCCGAGCTTCGGTACGTGCTCGGCATCGTGCTCGAGCCCGAGGTCGTCGACGCGCAGGGCGACGTCTACTCCGCCGACGAGATCCGCCGCTCAGCCTGGGAGTATATGGAGCACTTCCGCAACGTCGGGCTCATGCACAAGGGCCTGGTCAACGGCAAGGTCAGGCTCGTCGAGAGCTACGTCGCGCCGGCAGACATGCGGCTCGAGGGGAGCGTGATCCGCAAGGGGACGTGGATGCTCGGGCTCCACGTCGCGGACGATGAGCTCTGGGATCAGGTGAAGAGCGGGGCCTTGACTGGTTTGTCGATCGGCGGTTTCGCTCGGAGGACGCCGGCGAGCTGACGCTCGGTCGTCTCCCAGCGGGGATGTTGATCCCGCCTGCGATTCTGTTAGGTTCGCTCGTGTCGTGACCCGCGCGCACGCCCACACGTTCAAGGATGCCCTTCGTCGAGCGAAGGCGCGCCTCTCGGACATGCAGACGCAAGAGGTCTCGATGGTCGACAGCGCGGCGAACCTTCGCCGCTTCGTGATCGTCAAGCGCGACGAAGGGAGCGTCATGAGCGAGAAGCAGAAGACGACGAAGGTGGCCCTCCGTCTCCCGACCGAGGCCAAGCAGGGGATCATGGACGGCCTCGGGCAGGTGCTCGACAAGCTCACCGCGATTGCGGGCATGGTCGGCGAGGCCGAGGCGGACGACGCCGCGACCGTTCCGGCCGACCTTGGGATGGCGCTCACGCAGTGCGCTGACCTGATCAAGGGCCTTGCCGACCAGTACGCCCCCGCCGCGCCAGCCGAGGGGGAGCAGGCGCCTCCGCCGCCCGACGCCGCTGCCCCCGCAGAGGCCGCCGCCCCGCCGCCGCCCGACATGGGCAAGGCCGCTTCGTTGGCCGAGAAGAACCTACCGCCGCCCCGCACTGACGGGTCGAGCATGGACCCCATGAACGACTCGCTGAGCATGCAGCCCAAGCTCGCCGCGATTGCCGGCGAGCTCATGAAGGTGTTCGGGGACGAGATCGTCGAGGCCGCGAAGGCTGGGCGGAAGATCGCCGGCTCGCGGTACAAGAAGCTCTCCGACCTCCACGTCACCCTCGGCACCCTCCTCAACGAGCTCGCCTACGACGAGGCGAACGAGAAGGCCGAGGAGAAGGCGGCGAAGGCTCCAGCCCGGAAGGGTGACGAGCCCGTCGCGAAGTCCTCGCCGGATGGGAAGATCGATGAGCTGCTCGCCCTCGCGAAGTCCAACCAGCAGCGCCTCGAGGCCAGCGAGGCTGAGATCCGCAGGATCAACCGGACGCCGGATACCCCGCGCGGCCGACAGGTCGAGGGCGGCGGCGCTCCTCCCTCGACTTTTCAGTGGCCAGCGGACATGAGCGCCGCCCTTGCAAAACGGAAGGCGGCGCGCTGAACCGCGCTCGAGTGGAGGACTGAGACATGGCGTCGAACCAGACCTGGATCGAAAAGGCCGACATGGCGATTGCGGACCTCTCCACCGGAGGTCTGCTCGTCGCCGAGCAGGTCAAGCAGTTCTACGAGATCCTCATCGAGGAGTCGAAGCTGCTCCCGCTCGTGACCACCGTCACGATGGCGTCCCACACCTGGGAGCTGTCGAAGATGGGCTTCACCGGAGAGGTGCTCCGGCGCGCCAACGAGAACAGCGGGCTGCCCCTGGCAGACCGCGTGAAGCCGAACCTCGACAAGGTGCAGCTCGTGGCGAAGGAGTTCATCGCCGAGGCCCGCATCCCCTACTCGGTCGTCGAGGACAACATCCAGAACGGGACCTTCGTCCAGACCGCGATGCAGCACCTCGGCAAGGCGCTCTCGCGCGACATCGAGAAGCTCATCATCCAGGGCGACACGGCCTCTGTCTCGCTGCTCCTCCAGAGCCTCGACGGCGTGCTCAAGAAGGCGACGAGCTTCGTCGTCAACGCGGGCGGCGTCCGGCTCTCGAAGAGCACGCTCAAGACGATGGTCCAGACCATGCCGTCGCAGTTCATGCAGGGCAAGCTCGCGTTCCTCACGAGCAAGAATGCCTGCATCGACTACGTGGATTCGCTCTCGAACAGGCAGACCCCACTCGGCGACGACATGCTCGCCAAGGCGGGCGTGGCCGAGTACCAGAGCTATCCGGTCATCCCCATCCCGCTCTTCCCCGAGAACATTGGGACCGGCAGCACGAAGACGAACGTGCTCCTCCTCGACCCGAAGAACATCAACGTGGGCTTCCACCGCGACGTTCGGATCGAGACGGACCGCGACATCTCATCGCGGCAGTTCATCGTCGTCGCCACCGTTCGGCTCGACGTGAACTACTCGCACGAGCCGGCGGTGGTCAAGGCGACAGAGATCCTCGCGACGGCAGGCTGATCCGAGCGCGACGACGAAGAACAACTACCGGAAGGAGAACAAGCGATGGCTCTCGGACCCGCAACCATCAACGTCCAGGCGGGGAAGTCCGCCTCGGCCCCCACGTTCCTCGACGACCTATCGTTCGCCGGCGACTCCTCCTACCCGACGGGCGGGACCGTGGACTTCGAGGCGTTCGTTCAGGGCGCCGCCGGCATCAAGGAGGGGCGCACCATCGACGCGGTGATCGACATCGCCGGCAACGCGACCCACTACCCCGTCTACAACAAGGCGACGAACAAGCTGATGATGTTCGTACGCGCGACGGGGCTCGAGGTCGCCAACGCCACGAACATGAGCGGCACGACCTTCCGCTTTCTGGTCGTCTCGCACTGAGGAGCAGCCGATGCCCAGCATCCCGACCGTCCCATCCTTGCTCGGCTCCGGCGGCGCCTACCTCGCGAAGGGCGACGGCGCCGGCAAGCCGGGTCTGCCCGACATCCTCGGCGATCTCGCCTCGGCCGCGCCCGGCGGGCGCGTCTACTCGAACGCCACGCGCCCTGCGGCGAATACGTTCACCGCTGGCATGCAGATCTGGAACACGGACGACAACGCCCCCAACTTCTCCGATGGTACCAACTGGCGGGACGCCGCTGGTCTTGTCACCTGACAGGAGCCTCCGCCTGGGGCTAGAGTCTCCCGGAGGGAGTGATCCATGTCCGACACCATGCTCGTCCGCATCCGGCCCCAGAACAAGCGCGAGGCGCACACGATCCTCTACGAGGGTAAGGCCTACCCGTTCACGCGCGAGCGGGGCTGGCACGAGGTGCCGACCGTCGTCGCCGAGCTCGCCCGCGCGGAGCGCATGAGCGATCTGGGCCCCGACTCGCCGCCGGTCTTCGACGTCAAGGACACGGCGGCCGCCCGGGCTCAAGTCGAGGCGGAGACGTTTCGCGAGGACCCCGCCGGGACCCCCGAGAAGCCCCACGTCGTCAAGCCGTCCGACCTCCCGCTGCCCGACGAGTCCGCCCCGGCGGCGCGACGACGACCGCGGTTCTGAACGGCCTTCCCGGCTGGTGACGCCGTGATAACCTGACGTCGATCCGCCCGCACGTGGTGGTGCGCGGCGCTCGGAGGTGAGCAGGCATGACGACCTACCAGCGACTGAGCCGCATCCGTAAGGCAGACGTCTTCGACGACACGCTATCGGCGGCGTCGGTCGCCGCGATCGAGGGGTCGTCCGTCGACCACGAGGACTTCCTCGGTGGCCTGCTGTCGCAGTTCAAGCGGGTCGTCGGCGGCACCGACTGGTACAGCGCGGTCCAGGACGCGGCGCTCGACCCGCGCAACCTCAAGACGATCACCGACGACATCTACTTCAAGCGCATCCTGCGCCGCCGCGCGAACCTGACCGATATCACCGTTCCGTCGGCGGCCTTTGCAGTCGGCTCCATCACCGTCGTCGCGGGCTCTGCGCTCGTCGACGGCACCGACACGTTCACCATCAACGACGGCGTGAACGCCGCGACCGTCTTCGAGTTCGACTCTGGCGGCGGCGTCTCGGGCGCCAACATCGCCGTGCCCTTCACGGGCGGCGACTCAGTGGCGACGGTCAAGGCGAGCGTCATCTCGGCCATCAACGGCGTGACGACGACCCTTCGCGTTACGGCAACCGACGGCGGTGGCGCCATCGTGACCTTGACTGCGGACATCGCGGGAACGAACGCGAACCGGACCGTGACCGAGACGGTCGCAGACGGCGGCTTCGCTGTGACTGGACTGGCGGGCGGCGCCGGCGATCAGAAGACGCTCTCGGCCGCGGGAACGGAGACTCCCAGCGAGACCGCCGCCGTGGGCGCGGGCTCCGCCAACGGCGCCGTCGTCGCGACCCTCACGGCCGACGTCGGGCAGCACGCCCTCACCGAGGTCGCGGGGCTCAACGCGATCACCCCGAAGACGCTCCTGCTCATCCGCGACGCGGCCACCTTCGACCCCGTGCTCTCGGGCGGCCGGGAGGTCTACGGCCTGCTTCAGGCCGAGACGGGCGTCGTCGACGGCGAGGCGTTCAACGACACGGCCAAGCAGGCGCAGATCTCGTTCGTCCGGCAGAACGCGGCCGGCGATGACCTCGAGGCCTGCCCCGGCGCCGACATCGCCGGCAAGATCATCAACTACAGCTACGTCTCGCGCTCGCAGAGCTACCTGCTCAACGAACAGGACTTCTTGGTCGGGACCTTCCAGGACCCGCAGAGCGCAGCCGCGACGACGCTCCAGGAGGCGTACACCGCCGGCAACCAGGTCGACGTGCTCACGGCCGAGGGGCACCTGATCTTCAACCTCTCGCAGGACCTCACCGAGTTTCGCGTCCAGCGCAACAGCACGAGCTTCGCGTACCTCAAGCGCGACGACACGCTCGGCGACTCGCTGACGCTCGACCTCGACACGCTCGACGTCAACAACGCGAACGACGCGGACTTCCTCAACGGCGCCGCCTTCGACACCGGCGGCACGACCATCAACGTCGGCGTCACGGCCGGGCAGATCGACGCGACGGCCCTCGTCGCGCGAGCGACGACCGGCAACCTGACGGTGCACTCCAACTCGGGCGAGGTGCAGTACCGCGACGTACGCGAGACGACCGCGCTCCCGTTCACCGACGCCACCGCCGGCGCGATCTCGGCGCTGCCGGGCGGGCCCTATGCCTCGATCTCGGCCGCGATCCGCTCGGCCCTGCTCTCGGCCGACCTGAACATCTACACGCAGGTGCTCCAGGCGAGCTACGCGCAGGACGCGAACGTGCCCGGCTCGGGCAACGGCAACGCGCAGGACTGGAGTCCCGTTCTCAGCTTCGCCACGAAGTCGATCGACATGAACACGCCCGCCGGCGTCGACACGCTGATCATCTACAACGGCGCCGTCCTCTTCGGCGGCAACGGCACGACGAACAACGACGTCTACGTCGGGACGACCGCGGCGAGCGGCGACCTCAAGTACGACTTCACCAAGGGCGTCAAGAGCGGCGACACGGTGCTCGCGCTCTCGTGGAACGCCTCCTAGCGGGTAGGGCATGAGCGGGACGAACGGCGCGGGCAACGGCGCGGGGGGCGAGCTGCTGCTCGACCCAAAGGCGGCCGCCAGGATGCTCACCATCCAGGGGGTCGGGCTCCAGGTCGAGCGCGGCGTCGAGACGGTCCAGGTCGAGATGCACGTCCGCAAGGGCGTCGTCGCCGGCCTCGTCTCGGCCCAGCGCCAGATCATCCCGAAGGTCATGGCGGAGATCCAGCGCCGCATCGACCTGCCGGAGGAGGACGCCACGCACCTCGACGGGGACGCGGTGAAGATCGCGCTCCAGTGGCTCGCGCAGGCGGTTCAGGAGCTCGGCGACGC